GTATTGTCGCAGATAAATAGGTACGTTATGTTTCAGTCCGGCGACTTCATAAACCGGGAGGTTGAATTTGACATGACGTACATTAGTTTTGGTCAGCATCCGTGACAGTGAAGCGTAATAATAGATCATATTTGAAAAACTGATTTCAAGTGATTGTGCAACTTTCGGCGTAAGTATTTCAAATGACGGTGCGGCGAATATCCCTGCCAACGGTGCGGCTGTCTGCCTGATCCAAAATGCTTTCTGGTAAGGTGGTGATGCATCCTCACGGCAGAAGTCAATATAAACAATTCGTGGATCAATCTTTTCGGCGGCATCATAAACCTCATCTTTCTCGTTCCATTTATTGAAATTAATCCTGCTGACATCAACGCTGAAAACATTATCAAGGATCGTCACTTCGTCACAGGTAGAAAGGTTAAGCTGAACAATATCTTTTTCTTCCGGCAGAGTTTCGTCCTCGAACGGTAGTTCGCCCTTGCCGTTATCAGGTAATACATCAGTGGATTCTTTATATTTCATAAAGTTATGTTGAGCATAATTGCCGAATTTGAATTCGACGGTATCGTCACGTTCCGAAAGGTAATTAGACCAATCACGGGCAACAGGGATATTATCATACAGTTCTGAATAATTCCAAAACCTGATCTTCCTGTCACGCGCAGTAACATCAGGCACAAGTCCGAAAAGGTTACAGATCATTTTGATAAAATCCGTCTGTGTCATTTCCGGCAGATATAGGCGTGGTTCGATGAATGAACCGTAATCTATTTCTGCATCGGCGATCTCTGCAATACGGATATTGTAATAATGGTAATAGATAGGTGAGGTATAAATAGTGATGACATCGCCTGCCGTACCTTCATATTCAGCCTCGTAACGCCATGTCATCGGATATGATGAAACGAGAGTGAACGTAACCGTGATGACAGGGATAAGCCCAACACATAACCATAATGTAGGCGGCGGGCTTAAAAAAGTACCTGCAATAATATTAACAGTATATTTATAGGTTGCCGTGTAAGGGGCAATGAAAGCACCTGTCCTGAATAACTCATCACCTTTCATCAGTATCGCTCCCGGAAATGCCAGAAGTTCATTAATGGTCATCGGGTGTGCCCCGCTCCAGAGAACAGAATATTGATATTTCGTCGTATCGGTTATCTTACGGCTGACGATCGGCAGATACAGCTTTGAAAATAAATCCGATCCTATAATATCACCGCCTGTTACTGTCCATCCTGCATTTTCAAATATTTCTTCCCATATAGTCTGTAACCGGACAAACGGCCAAATCCAACCACCGTACATCTCAACCTTATCACCGTCATCATTAAGCGGGGCAATACTCCCATCGTCGGAAGGCTCACAGAGCGGATACACAACATTGATTCCCGGACTGACTGTAAGATGTGTCTGTGCCATGAAAGCCGCCGTCCACGTGTGGTTGCAGTCAGCCAGAGTAAGATCAGTCAGCTTCAGCCCTGCGATCAGGTTAAAGAAATTCACGTTGCCCGATACTATTGAAACATAATAATACTGCTCATCGACACGATCCAGAACCAGCAGGCCGCCTGTTATGATCTCTATGTTATCCTGAATAAGTTTACATTCCTGACGCTGATACGGGAAGACGGTTGTTGCACCTACCTCACCGGACAGTTCAAATAATGCTTTCATCACACGGGTTTTCCTGACCTTGAATTCGGCGGTGAAATCCGACTGACGATCCTGCATTTCAGAGATATTATTCACCTGTTTATTGATCGGTACTAACTCGTCATCGTCCATATCGAGCAGGAGGTCGCCTATGTACAGTTTAAGGGACTTTTGATAAACAGATGATGTATTTATTAACTCTTTTCGTGTGACCTCAAAATCGAGTATATAGCCGTTTGTGCCGGGTTCTTTAATCAGATGATCACCACGTGTGATATAAACTTCCCGCCATTTTGTTTCCTCGTACTGTTCGACTTTTTCAGCCAGTAACAACCCTTTGAACCCGTCGATATTCTCTGCCGTGATACCATGAAGCGTTACCTTATAGCTGTATTCGGATTTGATTCGTGTCGGGCGTTCTATTTTCGATATAACAGAAAAGAAATTCGTCACCTGTGTGCCAAGCGAATTAGTCTGCATCTCAATTTCGTACCCGTTGCCGAACAGAAAATAATGCCAGCTATTGAACCACCACCGTAAGTAAATGCCTTGATCACAGTTATTTACTAATACTCTTATATCATTAATTAATATTGCCATTGAGGTAACAGTAAATTTTATTATAAATCATCGAAGCAAATATCCCGGCAGAAACAAAAAAAGCATGATTGATAAAATCGTAATCCTTCCAATGCCAGATCAGGTAATACCAAAGGCAGACCTGACCCGTGAAGCACATATAACAACTGCCAAGCGGACGTGAGAGCCATTCCGGTAATCGCTCAATCAGTTTGAAATACCAGTTCAATATTGATCCTTTCTTCTGTGCTATGGCAGAAAACATAAAAGCGGTCAGTGATATTTTAAGTATTTCACACATTATCCCAATCGTTATCATAAGCACATAACGCACCCGTTGCCAGAGCAATCCAATCAGCCGCTAATGTAACCTCTGGAATAGGATCACCATTGCGGTATTTTGTCTCTGCAAGATTACAGGCGAGCCATTCCTGTGTACCTATACAAATTGTCCTGTAAACCTTGCCGTCATTGCCCTGATAAGCTCCGGTTTGGCCGTGAGTAAGAGTTGTGGAATCTTTGATAGGACGAACTGCATTGCCCGTATTAGGATACATCCCTCCTATCGTTGATGCCGCAGTAGTATTTTCAATTCTAAATATATATTTAGCGGGAGGAGCAAAATGATTTGTTGCTGACCAAAAATTCATGTGTACTTTTATATTACCAAATAACCCATTACTATAAGTTCTTTCACCGATACCACGACCATTAAAACCTACTTCGTTTGTCGCTCCAGTATTCGGGGTATTCCAATATGTCAATCCTGTTTCCTTTAATTTACCTCCTGCAACAGCCGAACCACCTAAATATGTTTGCAAAGTTGCTAATTCAGTTTGTGTTGGTATGTGCCAGCCGCTTGCAATCAAACCTCTTGCATCTTCCATGACAAAATAATTATAAAGAAGTCCGTATTTAGCTTCGAAATAATTACACAGAGCATCCCTTATCAGCCTGACACCTGCAAAAACAGATTTTAATTCTGTCGTTAATATGATACTTGCGGTATTATGTTGAAAAATAACTGTATATGCAGTCAGCCCGCCGCTTTCGTCTGCCGTCCATAATTGCGCTTTTTCTCCAAGTTGAATAAATCCATACAGGTATTGCCATAAACCCGTTGACCTCATATCAAAATCATGGTCGTTTGCCGCACCTGTATTCGGTGCGTCCCAGTAATCAGGATCATCACGTTTCAATTTCCCTGCATCGGTAGCATCACCGATAAAATCAATTAATTCCTGCCAATCCGCGAGTGTGGGCACATGCCATCCGACGGGACAAAAACCTGATGCCATAACCTGATTCCATGTGTAAAGTCCTCCAAATGGAATTCGATTAGCTTCGTCATTATTATAAACCCGTGATCCGGGATAGTTACTGTCATAGTTAAGGCACATCCAGACCTGATTACCGATACATAATAACTCACATGGTTCGTATGACGGCGGGACAACAGGAATATCTATTGACGGGCTGAATCCTGTTTCGCTGATCCACCGTGAACCGATATAAATAATTATCTCTACATCGTAACCTTTAGTCATATTGTTTTTAACCTCAATGCTCCCGTCTTCGAGCCGTACTGTACGCCAGCCGAAATCAGTTAAAACATAAACTTCACGGGTATTCGCTATCGAACGAATAGCATCAATCTCTGTGTCATCAATCTGACGTGATCCTATGGTTAGTTTCTGTACCCCAAGTGTCCGGTAATCTTCGCCTTCCGTTACTTCGCTTATTGATCCTGATTCAAATAACCAGTAGTGCCATCCGTTATACCACCAGCGTAAATAAATCCCGTTACATTCATTACTGAACTTTATTCTTGTATTGCTTTTAGGATTTGTGATTACTTCGGGACATTCCGATCTTATAGACGGTAGATTTCCCTGTATGATTTCTGTTTCATCCGGTTCGACAACAGGGTTTTCATTCTTAGGTATCGGTGGTGGTGGCGGCGGTAATGGTGGCGTGGGCGGTGTCGGAATTAAACCATATTCAAATGCTCCAATATCAGGTGCTATCCCGCTATAAGAAATACCAACATACGTTCCTGCATCAATCAAATCACTTCTGGAATTAAGATGACCAAATGTTATTACAGGCAGACTGCCATCAGCCTGTCTGGCTTCAAGTAATTGAGATACGCCTAAACTTACAAAGTCAGAAGCATTGACAGACACACCGCCGTTCCATGAATTATGATCCTGAATATCTCCTGCGTCACCGCTATACCTCCCGCCACTATCTCTATAACTTATATTATTACGGAATATGTCTGCATTGCCGCCGGAACTTAATGAGAACCTAAAGCCCCACTGTCCGTTATCGAAAGACATATTGTTATAAATATGACTGGCGAACTCACCAACGCCTTCAAGGAAATTCTGATCAAATCCGTTTGCTCTATTTTGAACTGATAAACAGTTCTTGACTATTCTGGTTACGGCTGATTGGTTTGTCACCCCCGGCCCTAATTTGAACCCTTGCCCATCACCTGCCGGATCGGCTTTATATTCATTGAGATAACCGTTCCAGAACGCCCAACATCCTTCAATGTACGAGTATCCATTAGATGAAAAATGATCCCAGCCGTCATCACAGCAGCACCAAGCACGACAATAACGAAACGTATTATGATTAGCTGTTGATCCGCCTGTTCTGCCAAAGCCATCTGCCCCGCCGTAAGGATCGGGATTTGAATGAGGGTCGGCCATGTGGTGAGCATCACAATTCAGTAATAAGTTATAATCCGATCCTGAATTTAACGAGAACCCTCTGAATGATAAATTGCCAGCTTCACAGTTTTCAATAGTATTATGAGATGATCCTGTTATGTTAAAGCCAATCGCCAACGTACCGTCTAACTCAGGTTGCTGAACAAGGTTGAGAACCTTTAACCCTCTTATGTGAACATAATTAGAATTTTGAAGGAAAACAATATAACAGGATTTAGCCGATTGTGTTATATCATCGAAATCGAAAACAGGAACTTCGTCAGGATATGCAAATATCTGTATCGGGTTGCCTGCTGTTCCATTGAGGTTATCCCATCTGCATACTACCGTAGCCGCCGCCCCTTTGGTACTTCTATATGTACCGCCCCTTATGTATCCGGTATCTCCGGCCACCAGCACATCGGCAAGTTTCTCCCATGTTGCCCAAGGATTACCTATTGACCCGTCACCAGTACCATCGTTACCAGTTGTTGAAACATAATATATCATAACGTAGTTATTTCGGCGGTGAAATATGCAGTATTCTCGGCAATGCTTTCGGGTGCAATATTAAGCGAACATACATGACCTTCAAGATCATCAGCCGTAACCGGAGTTATAACCTCAGATAAAAGCGTATTGGATGAATTATATGCCCTGATCGTTACGGTTATCTCACCTGCCGGAGACACCAAAACACGTTCCGGGAGTATGAAGCTAATATCGAAAGGCAACCCACGGAAATAAACAGGTGAATAGAACAGGTTAAGAAACGGTGCTTCATATATATCTGACGGGACATATTCGGTCAGGTTCGATCCCTGCTCCACAGACCGTACACATTCAGCGTAATACCAGAGTGACCTTTCAATCGGCGATCCGACTGATTCAGATTCGATCCATGCGTTATCTGATCCATACCAACATTCACGGTATTCGAGACTGAAATTGCCTGACTTGTTGGTATCGGCAAGAATAAGATCGGAGTAGTCTGTGACTTTACCTATCGAAGTGGCGATCCTTAAAATGCCTGATACATCCAGTTCAATGAATCCGAAACTGTTAGGCGAAGCGATTATCGTAAGGTTATTCAGCACACCATTTATCGTTAACCTGCCTTCACAGTAATACCCGCCATGCAGTGTGTTATCGTTAAAATATACTGTATCCCTGTCAGGATCGGTGGCGGGATCAGCCGGATCGAACCCTGAAATAAACGGTATATCAGTATCTATAACTGTTGTCGTCGATCCTGCCTGTACGATCCCAACATACATTGCATTTGTTGATTTGTTGAAGACAGAAATAATATCATCTTCTGCCCCGTCGAATATCCCGGCAGCAACCGTCAGGCGTAGATAACCTCCATTGTCTGCCGCACTCACAATGTCATAATCGTGTCGTAAGAGATTGAAGATAACAGGACTTTCAGTCGCTACCCATCGGCTTGTTATTTCCGGCGAAACAGCCGTAATACATTCAGGTGTGCTTATTAAAGTTATCATATTTGATCATTATTTTGATGGTTTCATTTGCATTTACATATTTGAAACATAGGGTAAATTCCGGTGGTATCTGAATAAGTATTAACTGTCTCAAAATTTCTGACCCACTCTTCATCAACACCACAAAACGGATACGGTTTTTCATAAGGTACGATCATCCCATTTATAACCCATATTGTCTTGACCGTACAGATGTAACATTGCTGATCTTTCGTACAGGCAAACAGGAACAGGGCGAATATCAGGATCAGGGCTTTCAATGCAGGGTTTTTAAATATTTCAAATACTGTTCTTCATTCACCGTTTTAACAAAGCCACCGACACCGATAAGCATTTTACCGTTTTCAAATCGCTTGATGACATACGGATTAGATAACTTCGGTTGTGATCTTTGAAATTTCAAGCGCAAATTTCTTATCAATCTTCTCAATAGCTTTCTTACGTTCCGTAGTATAAACGTCAACGTAAACCTTAGTTCTGAACTGTTTGTTGCCATATTTATTTATATACCAAGTTATGAATCTCGCTTCATTACGCTTACCTTTTTCGGTTGTGGAGCGGAACATATTACGGCTTCGCATCCATTCGTAAATCTTATTTGCAAGACCGCTCTCCTTGCTTGACTTTCGCTTCCCACGACCATGTTCCAGAACGCTTAACCAGTACGGCACAAGAATCCCGATTGATGTTTCTTTGGCTTCGATCTCGAACTGGCGCATGATACTGTCAGGAATCTTATTGCCGTAAAACATATTCTTCTGACTGATGTTACGGATCAGTTCCTCGAGTTCTGGTCGTATGCTTTCAATGAAACTCATAAGCAGGGTTCACGTGTTTCGTTCTGTAACCAGTAAAGATTCAATGGCATTGACCAGCCGATCAGATTAGCATCATATTTCGATTCAAGAATACGGGTAACTGTTAACGGGAGCATGGTTTTGAACTCGGCATCAGCGATCAGCCGGACGATTATCTGTTTGCAGATATTCAGTAATGCCTGAAGTGCGACTTCATTGTTTTCTGCCTTGTCTTCAAGTCTGGCCTGTTGGATGACCTGAATCGTTAACGGGTTAAAATGCTCTGCGATAGCGTTCGCCCGTACTTCGAGAATAATGTCAGCAGGTTGGATTATCACCCCGACAACATCGAACTGATTTGACTGATCCGTGTAAAGGTTAGTAAGCTGTTCCTGATCGTAAATTACCAGCGTACAGCCGGAATCTGTTAAGATAGTCTTTAGTTTATCTGTAATCATTTGTGTTTTGTTTTCTGTTTAGCCTCGATATCCAGCATTTCAACATAACGTAAGCGGTAATCTTCTATTTCTTTCGCCAGCATAAACCTGACCAGACATTCCTTATAAGATGTTTGCATGACTTCTTCGACGGTGATCTTCATTGCATCACGGAGAAAGTCAATCGCAATCAGGTCAGTAAATAAGTTGAGTTTCTCGATCCCTGCCGCCAATTCCGTTTTCGACGGTTGGCGGTGTAACAAATCCCGTTCACGTTCTACCATAGCGAAAATCAGTTTTGTCAGGTGCATTGCGACAGGGTACAATTCGCAAACGGCACAAGTTATGATATTTTTTCCGAATACGAGTGCATTATCTTCGTCCCATTTTTCACCAGTAACGATCGAATAATAGTAACCCTCAATCACTCTTAATATTACGCCGTAATCATTTTTTTCTTCCCTGTTGAAAAATAATCGCTGACCGTAACAGATCGCCCCGGTGAAATCGTCAACGGTCTGCGGAACAGGATAACGACGGCGACCGATGCGAAACTGGTCCGGGACGGATAACTGTGCCAGACCGTCCGACAGCCCGTAATATATATCATTATTCAGGATCATATCCCGTAACCGTAATTTACGGATCGGTATTATTTTATGTGCCATATTGCTGTCCCTCTGCTTTTTACTGATTCCATAAACCGATAACGCCCGGCATCAATCAGGTGATCGAACCCGTCGATAGGTATTCCGGCACGTTTGTCTGACCACATATAGTTCTTGAACTCTTTAATGAGGTTGAGAGATTCTTCTGTGATGATGTGTTCATAGTCCTGCATCAGCCGGAGGGCTTCGGCGACCGTCCATTTCGTTTTATCGACAGGGTGTATATTATAATACTTACGCAGTTCGGCGATCATCCGGGCATCGGCACAGTCAGCCGTGATAAGGTCATTACGTGAACAATGATGTGCGATAAGGTCACGCAGTTGGTTCGGCGTGTTACCTGCCGAATAAATCTTTTCATCCCAGTACATTATACGTCGTCGGCTGTCAATCGCTGTCTTGACCATCGCATCAGGATCGTTGAACCCGAAATCCAATCCGAAGCTATAAGGTAATGTAGTATCAAAATCGCCCTGTCGCCAGTTCTGAAATATAGCACCTTCCAACTGCCCGACCTCACCTTCACCGTAAACCTTCCACCAGTACGGGCTATTTTTATGCCGGAGTATAGATTCAACGATCCTTAATGACAGGAAGGGATTATCCTTAAACGTGCTGTGGATGTAAGCACATTCTGAACGGTTTTTCGCCATCAGTTCTTCATGTACCCAAAATTCGGTAACAGGGTTGAAGTCAATCAGAACACACCATTTAGTTCGTATTTCAAGCTGATCGAAAATATCGTACTTGATCCCGTATGCTTCATTGACGAACAGTATGTCCCGTCGTGCTCCCTTCATCCGTTCGGCTTTGTCACCGGAAAAGAACTCGATCATATTCGAACCTATCTTGTAACTGGAATCAGATCGGTTGTGATTGGTTTCGGAATATAGACCTTCGGCCATCAGGATATGAAAGAAATCACGCATCGCCCCACGTTTCAAGTGCGGATATGTTTCGGCGACGATACTGACGATAAGGTTCTGCCGGATATGACAGAGGCTAATAATGTTCTGAAGGATGGAATACGTATTATGAGTAACGGTAAAATCTTCCAATAAGAATAAATGATCCTTATCAATTTCAAAACCAAAATAATCACCGCTCCCGATAGGCTCTATGCTGAAACTTGATGAATAACGCCTTTTAAGTGCAAATCCCGCTTGTTTTTTTCGTTCAATCTTCAAAGGTATCTTATCATAATCTTCTCCGGCAAATTCAATTCTATGACATTGTGTTTCATATATTGACCCATCCTTCCTTTTCATTTTAGCTTTATACTCATGGATGGTTGTATAAAAACCAAGCGAACGTGTAAGTAAGACAATTTGTTCTGATAATCCTTTATTAACCTGAGTGATCCCATATGTATTTCGGCCTGTTTTATATCCGTCAGAATCGATAAGCCCGGCCAGTAATGCAAAGCGGACTTCTTTTGAATTATTCAAGTAATCTTCTGGGATATGTTTATTGCCTAATAATCCATAACTGCCCATCGCTGTCCTTAATGGATTACATTTTTTGATGCCAGATATTTTTGAATTCCCATTTACCGCATGACCATATTTGTCATTCTTTATTTTCTTGTAAATAAGATTATTTGATATGGCAAATTCTTTAAGATAATTTATAATTTCATTATCAGCCGTAGTTATATTTGTGTTTACGGAAGTACCATCACCAAGCCACAGTCCAAGAAAATAAGGATCAACTTTGATTTCCCTCTCCGGTAATTCAATCCCGGCGACTTTCCATCCTTTATGTCTTCGCTTCCATTTTCCGCTTTTACTGATATAATCCTGAAGTGGAATATTTATTATCTCATCAGTATGTTCGTTTCTGACATAACTCCTTTTCTGTTTATATTTTGAATCAGCGGTTTTATAGGATAATGTTATTGTTTTTCTTATTTCTTTCCAGTTCTCTCGTAACGACAGGATATGATTACTTGAAACTATATAATCAACCCCTCGTGCCTGCTTTATTTTATATAACTGATCTTGCCCGGAATATAATTTTAAGATGGTTCTTGGACTGCCATCAATACCCATTAACTTATCTCCGATCTTTATATCTTCGACATTCTTTAATGTACAATCATACATGATTATTTTTGTACCTCGACCAAGGCATTTAGAACTTGACGTACCGCCCTGATTGATGATGAACCGTTTGCCCGACGTGACGGCTTCAAGGTTCTTCCGGTAAATTGTCGTTACTTTCATTCAGAGCCGCCAATGAGTTGTCAATCTTTTCCTTTTCGTCATCCGATAAAGGTTGTACTTTAAGTTCCGGCAGATGAAGGTCTATTTCCTGCCTTGCCTTACCATGTAACCGATCGAGTATTTCCTGAATAGCACG